AGAAATTTCTGTTTCTTAAAATCAATTATATGCAATAACTTCTCCCACTATAATTATTTATAGTGAGGATAGTATGGATTTAAGCAGAGTTAACTTTTTCTTTTTGAATAATGTTCTCTTTGCTCCAGGATGTAATGGTTTTGGAAAGTAGTTACAATCAAGCCAAGCATAACCTCCACTTTCTTCATTTATTATAGGAACAAATTCTTCTTCTACTACCACTATGAATGTGTAATAACTAAACGATTTATCTCTTGCGTGGTATTGGTCCAATGGAAAAACTTTAATAACATCTTTTTCTACATCTAGTTTTATTTCTTCTTCTAGTTCTCTTAGTAAACCCTGAGAAACATTTTCATTTGGTTCTATTTTACCTCCCCAAAAACTCCAGTTTCTAGGATACGAACTATTTAAAGAGCGATGTTGTAATAAAATTCGTTTTGTATTTTTTGCTATTATACAAGCGCCTGCGGCTTTAATCATTTTTAACCTATTAGTTCTAGTCGCCAGTATCCACTTTCATAGATACCTTGGAATGTGTCTTCCCATTCATTATCGACAAGTTTGAATTGCTGTGATGTGAATGCGTTTGTTACATAATGCGTCACTCCAGTGACACTCGCATCTAAACTAACAACCCAGTTACTTCCATTATACTCTATAATATCATTTTTAGCAATATCAATTCCCCATACTGAACTTGAATCAGCATCATTTAGACATAGATATCTTTGCCCAACCGCTGGGAACGGAACGCCGCTAAATCCAGGTTTTGCTGCAGCAGGATCAATTATTCTGTCTACTGCTGGAAGTGTGTTGTTGGGTAAAGTATCAACATCTACTGCTAAAATTAATTTACCTGGATCACTAGACCTTGATAATGTCCCAACAACATCTTCATCTAAGTTATCCAGTTCACCGTGATATTTTAATCTCATACGAGAAATGCCTTCGTGTAACTCTCCGTAGTTTTCTAGTACTTCATCCCAAGTCGTGTTATTATCCCAGTTTCCATTTTCTAAAACTTTTACTGTAAATGTTCCATTTTCATTTTCTACATTCACAGCATAGTTACCAGGAGTGACAACTATACTAGTTTGTTTTTCTAAATCTCTAAAGAATTCAAATGCGTCTGGATCATAATCTAGCGTATCTAAATCATTGTATTGATATAAATTATGAATTATGTTTCTAATAACATTCTGTCTTGTTACTTGCGCCGGCGGGTTGATCCAAATTGGTATTTGAAAGAACATACTTGCTATGTCAATTTGATCCTCGATACCTGCTGGAATTGCTCTACTAGTCCATTGAATATCAGTTAGTTCGACTGTGGTAATAGTTGTCCAGTCAATAGGGTTATCGTTTTGTTGGATTTCCAGTGCTGGATTGAACAGAACTAATATCTGTTCAAGTAGTTGTAGTTTTTGATCTGTGTTACTTGTCCAAACATCAACCTGCATATTCAAAAGATACGGTACTGGCATAAGTCTGCCTACGTTATATCTGTTGCCGCCTTCGTCTGTATATGCGTTTATTTCCTCATTCCACTTTCTTTCATTTACTTTCACTTTATCAGTAAAGAATGGTTCTTGTACTCTGGCTCTATCTGGTTGTAGACTTTGTACATAACATGCGATAAATGGTGCTGAGTTAACAATGTTCTCAGAGTTACCTTTAAGAATTGTAGCAGCCATACGAGATACATCACCGTAACGTGCTGGGACTTTTATGTAATAGTCACTAGTTCCATCACTTAACTTTTTTCCAGTCTTTACGTTGAAACCACTGAATATACGAATGAACTGAAGAATGTATCTTCTTACTTGTTCATCATAGAAGTGTAACTGTCTTAAGTCTGCCATTATTAATCTACCTTAGGTTTTATTGCTTTTGACAAGTTTATTCTTGAGGTTAATTCTGTTCCATCATCTAGTGTTACTATACCATCATTGTTGATAAATTGATGATGTAGATAGTTACCAACTTGCCATGAACCATCGTCATCTTCAATCTTGTACCATTTGTTATCACGGTATTGGAATAGTCTGTTTGGTGAATAGTCTGTTCTTAAGAAGTAAGCATTATCGTCTGGTGTTTGTGGAAACTGTGTTCCATTCTCAACTGTTGAGAAATCAACATCAGATGGATGTTCAGAATTTTCTACAGCATATACTAAGTTATTTTTTCTATAATCATAATATCTGCCTGGTACATTCTCTTGTGCTTCTTCTACAACTGCTTCATTGATTTGAAGTTCTTTATTATATGTAGAAAGTAAGTTTTTCAAATCATCAGCAGCTTCGCCAGTACCAAAGATATCTGAATACTCCTGTGTATCTTGTAGTTGCTTACAACGAACACGCCAGATATGAGGCCACCAACCTGGATCAAAACCTTCACTTGCTTTTGTTCCCTCTTGTACAACCCAATATTGATTTACTGCTGGAGCATCTTCATCAAGTAATAAATCTTCCCTCATATGAGGAAGCTCAATAACATCACCTGTCATAAGTTTGCGACCAATACGTTCTACCATATCATTTAAATGCATTGTAAAAATAGTTTGGTCTGTGCCAAGAAACATACCAAATTGAGACAAATCAAAATCTTGGTCTGTCACTGTATAAGCACCACGTAATTCATAAACTACAGTATCATAACGTCTATCACGGTTTTCCATAAACAGCAAGTCCTGAATAGGCGGGTTCGCTGGATCATAGTTTTCGTCATTTTCATCTACTGAGCCTATATATTTGTGAACTAACAAGGCAGTACCACCATGCTCATAGTGAGCTTTTACCATCTTATCGATGAATTTGTAGTCATTACCTTTACGTGGGTTCCATAAACTTAATCTTGGCATAATCTTTTTCCTTGACTTATAACTGTATTTATCTTATATTTAGGTAATGAACGGAGCGAATCAATGATATCAATTATTAGCGACGGTGTAATACAACATAGAAAAGTATTAGACAGTTTAACAGTAGCACAATTTAAATTATGGGCAACAAACCCAGAAAGATACCATAGAGGCAATGCCACTGATGGTAAGTATTATGGAGAACATGATGGTGAACGTGAATATGACGTATGGTGGACTACTCAACCACCAAAAGAAATGTGGGTACCAATTGTCTGGAAATTGAGTGAATCTATTGACAGATTTTTTAATGATAGATGGGATATTCATGTTGTAGATTGTATAACAACTCGTCCAAACTCCAGTAAAATTTATGCTCACATTGATACACCGTATCGTTTTGAAGAGTTTGCAGATAGGGATGAAACACTTGGTGTACAGATAATCGTTCCATTGGATAAGTTTACCTTAGAAAATGGTGGAACAGCATTTTTGCGTGGCTCTCATAAAGAAAAGATTAATTTTAGAGATTTAGAAGAAAATAGAGAATATTATAACAACAGATTGATTACAGAGGGCGAACAATTATTAGGTGATCCTGGTGATGTATTGATGTATGATGGTCGTACTTTACACTCTACTATGCCAAATAAATCTACAGAATTTAGAAGTGCGCTATTGATTAATGTATTGAAAGCTGATATAATACCACGTGTTCAGGAACTTGATTCTAATACAGATTTTGTAAAAACTTGACATTTTCGCTATTAAATGTATACTTAATTGTAAATAGCGAAAGAAGGAGTAGTAATGGCAGTGTTAAAGAAAAGAAAAAAAGCAGGTAAACCTAGACTACCAAAGTTTGCTGATGAAAAGTATACAGGTCCAGAACCAGACTGGACTAATGCGGATCGTATGTCTGCTCAACTGTATTACACTGAACGTAATAGAACTACATATTATTACAACTATTATTTTACTCCAAAAGAAGGTAAGCCTTGGGTTATTGATTGGATGAAAAATAATGGGTATTCTAAAGAACATATATCTGCTGTTAGAAATGTACCTGATGCATACATAGAAATGTCACTATGTTCTTATTGTAGAGCATTGACACGTGGCATGCCTGTAAATCATAAAGGTGTGAGCGACTATATCAAAACTCTTGCTGGTGTTAGTAGTAAGGCATTGGTGGATGCTGATGTCTATGTAAAAAATAAACTAGAAACTATTATTGAAATGGGGTTAGCAAAAAAAGAAGAGAAGAAGGAAGCTGAGGAACAAAAGAATGTTTTTCGTCCCAACATTCAACAGTTGCTACGTGAAAAAGCAGTTGAAATGGCAGAAGAGATTGACCAGTTTGTTGAAGACTTTGACTACAAACCAGCAACTCTTAAAAAGTTTGACCCTCTGAAACTTCTTCGTAAAGTAGAAGCCAAAGGAAATCATGCCAAACACATCAAATCATTCTATCAGTCTGTGTTTGAAGAGTATGACGAACTACTCAATCCTCCTAAGCGTATGTCCGACGAAAAGAAAGAAGATTACGAACAACTTAAAGAAGGCTATAATCACTTAAAGAAAGCAGATATCAAAGCAGCACATCAAATGTACCAAAGCATTTTGGATGCTTGTGATATGCTAGTACAAGAAAGTAAAGTAAATCGTACACCACGCAAAAAGAAACCAGTCAGTAAAGAAAAAATAGTTGCTAAAGTAAAGTACTGTCAACAGGATGCGGCTACAAAAAGCGTTTCACAAAAACCAATCGAGGTGCTTGATGCTTCGGCAGTTATGGTATATAATGTAAAAACAAGAAAACTTGGAATATACTATCCCGCTGAATATCAAACTTTAAGTTTTAAAGGTACAACTTTGATTGGATTTGATGAAAAGAAAAGTGTACAAAAAACAATGCGCAAACCAGCAGAACAGGTTTCACATTTTAAAAAGTTAGGTAAACGCTCTATTCAAAAAGAGTTTGACACAGTTAAAAGTGTTGAAACAAAAATGAATGGACGCTTCAATGAGCAAACATTGATATTAAGGATTTTATAGTTTCTGATAAATACTGTATATCGGAGACTACCAATGGCAACAAATAAAGTAAGAAATGACGTAATCAAAGAAATCAGACTGTTACTAGGTGACGGTATGATTGATATTGAACTTGATCCAGAACATTATGACGTAGCACTTGATGTTGCTATATCTAAAGTTCGTCAGCGTTCAGAAAACGCAACTGAAGAAGACTTCTATGCTATGGAATTCAAAGAAGACGTAGCAGAGTATACACTTCCTGATGAAATTATAGAAGTAAAACAGATTTGGCATCGTTCATTCGGACATGGTATTTCTGGTGGTGTTGATATGGATCCATTTGAATTAGCATATGCTAACTCGTACTTCTTTCTAAATAATCATATTGGTGGTATCGCAACATATGATTTCTTTGCTCAATACCGTGAATCATTAAATCGTGTAGCAGCAACAGAAATAAACTTTATTTGGAATCCTGTAACAAAGAAACTAAAACTTCTACGTAAAATGAGAGCAGACGAAACTGTTCTTATCCATGTACATTTAAATCGCAATGAAGATCAACTTATGCAGGACCCATATCTAAAGTCTTGGATTCGTGATTATTCATTAGCATACTGTAAGCGTATGTTAGGTGAAGCACGTGGTAAGTTCTCAGCACTACCTGGTGCACAAGGTGGTGTAACACTTAACGGTGCTGAAATGAAAGCAGAAGCAGACGCAATGATTGAAAAGCTAGAATTTGATCTACAGAACTTCACAGACGGTTCTGCTCCATTAGGATTTATTATAGGATAATGGAATTTGTACTAAAAGTAATTGTTAGTGGATTTCTTGTAGCTACTGTTAGTATGGTTGCCCAACGTAGTGCTACAATGGCTGCTTTGCTTATGGGTATACCTTTTACAGCATTACTAGCAATGTTTTTTATGTGGCATTCTGGAGTAGATGCTGAAACATTCTCTAAATTTTCTTTTGAAACTGTATATTTTGTCTTGACATCCCTCATATTTTTTGTTATATTCGGATTGACGATAGGATACTTGGGTTTCTGGTATTCAATGATACTAGGAGCTGGTGTTACTATCTTTATGTATAACATACTATTGAGGATTTTATGATAATTGGTATATGTGGACTAATAGGTTCTGGTAAAGGAACAGTAGCAGACATACTCGTAGACTATCACAACTTTCAAAAAATTAGTTTTGCTGATAAACTTAAAGACGGTGTAGCACAAGTCTTTGGTTGGGATCGTGCCTTGCTTGAAGGTGATACTGACCGTAGTAGATTGTGGCGTGAAAAAGTAGACGAATATTGGACTAAAGAAACTGGGCGTGAAATAACGCCTAGACTAGTTCTACAAGAGTTTGGTACTGACTGTATGCGTATGGGTTTCTACGACGGTATATGGGTCAGTCTAGTCAAGAAGCATATGCTAGATAATCCTCACGTCAACTATGTAATACCCGATGTTCGCTTTCCTAATGAAATGAAAATGATACGAGAACTTGAAGGAGAAGTTTGGCAAGTTCGTAGAGGAGAAAATCCTGAATGGTTCAGTTCAGCTATACTTGATAATACGACTGGATCAAAACTAATGTCAGGTTATGATGTACACGCCTCAGAATGGAAATGGGTTGATACAAATGATAAATTTGATAATATGTTGTACAATGACTCAACATTAGAAGCACTATATAGTCAAGTTGAACAAACATTGTCTATGTAGTTAATTCAAAACTGCTGTTTTTTCTGTTTTTTGCATAAATACTACTAATAAAAAGAAAATGTTTTTATAATAAGGAGAAACAGAATGGCGACATTAGTATCCCCAGGCGTATCGGTAATTGTCACTGATGAATCACAGTATGTATCAGCGTCACAAGGTACCCTACCGCTAGTTGTAGTAGCAACAGCGTCAAATAAAACAGATGCCTCAGGATCAGCAATAGCACCAGGTACAAAACCTGAAAACGCAGGAGTTGCTTATCTTGTTTCTTCACAGCGTGAACTAGTTGAAACTTTCGGAGAACCGAAGTTTTATGAAGTAGGTGGTTCGGTTGTGCAAGGGGCAGAGACAAGTGAATATGGTCTTCTAGCAGCATATCAATATCTAGGTGTTTCAAACAACGCTTATGTTATTCGTGCAGATATTGACTTATCACAATTAGAAGCATCTACAGAAGAGCCAGGTGGCGTCCTGGTTGACGGTACATACTGGCATGAGACAAGCGAAACAAAATTTGGTATGTTTGAATTTGATGGTAACGATTGGGTTGCTGTAACACCAGACGTTTTAGTTGACGCACCTGGCACAGGTCTAGTCGAATCTATGAACAGTTCAGGTTACGCAGCACCAGTTAACACGTATGGTTCAACAGGTGATTTCGCAGTAGTAACATCAACCGCAAAAGTTACATATTGGAAAAAAGTAGGAACATCTTGGGTTCTACTAGGTGACACTGGCGCATCGAACTTCCAGTTCAGTACATTTGCTCCAGGATCAGCATCCGCAGGTGATGTATATGTAAGATTGGCAAAACAAGGTGGTGGTTTAGATGTTAAACTATCAACATATAATGCTGTAGCAGGTGCATTCCAAGTGGTACAAGTTCCAGTTTACACAACAGACGATGAAGCAAGTAATGCGTCATTGGATAAAGTTGGGGACGTTTACCTAAGAAGAAATGCTTCTCTGGGTGTTATCGAACTACGTAGACACACAGGTGCTACAACAGTAGAATTAACAAGTGAAGTTGCTATCGCAGACACGACAAGCATCACATCAGTATTTTCTGTTAGTGGACATTCTTTAGCAGCAACATTTAACTTTTCAACGGCTACATTAGATTCTGTAATCGTTTCAATGCAGTCAAACGCAGCATTGAACGCAGCTAACGTGAAAGTTGAAAAAGTTGGTACAAACAAAATCAGATTTACACGAACAGACGGCAAATCAATCAGTGTTAATTTCACATCTGGTGCGGCAGACTTAGGATTTACATCATCTAATAGTCAATATGTATCAGCGTGGGAAGAACTATCATATGAGGCGGGCTCATCAGAACCAAAAGGTGAAGTAGCAGAAGGCACACTATGGTATAATGCTGATTTAGCAATGGAAATCATGCGCTGTGAATATGATGGCGTTGAACAAAAATGGGTATCATACGCATGGTCAGAAGACACAGATGGTCTATATGCTAATGAACTACAACTACGTTCAGCAAAACCAACATATCGTAAAAATGGCACATCATCATTAGTAGTTGGTGATATCTGGGTAGACTCAGATGCGATGCCATACCCAACAATTCATCGTTGGAACGGTGCTGAGTGGATCAAACTAGATAACGCAGACCAATCATCAACAAACGGTGTAGTATTTGGTAACTATTCAAATACAGCTCCATATGATGAATTCGGTAACGCACTATCACGCACAGAACACGAAAATACACCAAACGCAGAACTACACCCAGAAAATATCTTAATGGTAAATATGGACTATTCAACATATAACGTAAAACGTTATACAGATGGTGCTTGGGAATGGGTATCAGGTACAGAGTTGGACGGTGCCGGTAAGTTCGGTCCAAACGCACAACGTCATATGGTTGTAGAAGCAATGCAGGGTGCACTAGCATCTAACGAAGGAATTCGTGCTGAAGCAGTATTCTTCAATCTAATCGCAGCTCCAGGTTATCCTGAAATGATGGATGAAATGCTAGGACTAAACAAAGACAAAAAAGAAATCGCATTTGTCGTTGGTGATACACCACTAAGACTAGAAGGTACAACCACAGCAATCAAAGCATGGGCAGACGATAATACAGTTGCAGATGCTTATGCGGGTGTTTATTACCCACATGGTCTATCAACAGACTTATCAGGTAACGATGTTGTTATGCCAGCGTCATCAATTGCTCTACGCACAATCGCATTCTCAGACCAAGTATCATTCCCATGGTTTGCACCAGCGGGTCTGACACGTGGTGTTGTTTCAAACGCATCACAAGTTGGTTATGTAAATGACGAAGATGAATTTGTAAGAGTTAGACTAACAGAAGGTCAGCGTGATATTATGTATATGAACCGTATGAACCCAATCGCAGATATGCCTGGCACGGGCTTAGTAGTATTTGGTCAGAAAACAATGCAGTCATTTGCTTCAGCAATGGATCGTATCAACGTAGCAAGACTAGTAAACTACATGCGCTACAATCTGGATCAACTATCACGTGGTTTCTTATTCGAACAGAATGACAAAATCACACGTGACAACATCCGTGACGCAGTAGAGCGTTTCTGTGGTGGTCTAGTTTCAGAACGTGGTCTATATGACTTCTTGGTAGTTTGTGATGAATCAAACAACACACCAGCACGTATCGACAGAAACGAACTATGGGTAGATATCGCAATTCAGCCAGTTAAATCAGTTGAATTTATCTACATCCCACTACGTATTCGTAACACAGGAGAAGAACTATAATTTAGTTCAAAGACAATTAAACACAAGAAACCCCGCAAAAGCGGGGTTTTTTATTAACTACAACTTTAATTGATAACACACCTGATAAATACTTGTATAATTACAATAGTTTGCAAACTATATATTAGGAGACATAATTATGGCAAGAACATTAAGTAACTTTGGTGTACCATTAGACAGTGGTGATGCAGTAACCGGCTCAGGTATTCTTCAGCCAAAACTTAACTATCGTTTCCGTGTTCAAGTAGCAGGATTCGGTGGGCTATCAACACCAACACAAGAATTTACAAGACAAGTTATGAATGTAACTCGTCCGAAAGTAACACACGAAACAATCCCAGTAGACTCATATAATTCACGTATGTTTATGATGGGTAAACACACATGGGAACCAATCACAATCACACTACGTGATGATGTTGCTAACTCATTAACAAAACTAGTAGGTCGTCAAGTACAATCACAGTTAGATCACAAAAATCAAACAGGTCCTCTATCAGGAACAAACTACAAGTTCTCTACACTTATCGAAACACTAAACGGTAACACAGGTGACCCAATTGAACAGTGGCAATTAGAAGGCTGTTTTGTACAAAACGTTGACTATTCACAATCAGACTATGCAGTTTCAGATCCAGTAACAATCGCACTAACATTACAGTACGATAACGCAATCTTTACTGATGATGATATCATGCCAGGTCAAACATTCACTAACGATTCTGGTCTATTAGGATAATAGTTAGGATCTAGTTAATGGCTTCCAAAGTTAACAGAGAGCGCAAACCTGGTACAATTTTAGCTGACAGTAATCAGGCAAGGTATAAAGCCGGATTTGGAACCTATGGTTTCAATTCAGATGGTACAAGACCTGCTGTTACCAAAGCAGCTAAAATGTCAGACATGTGGTTTATTGAATTCACTAAACCAGGTGATAATAAAGCAAACGTATCAGAATTTGCCAAAGCTGTTTCGCCAATTAATGTTACATCTGAAACTGTAAGTGTTGACAAATACGGTAAAAGAGTACACATTCCAACATATGTGAACTTCAGTGAAGTCACAATACAGTTTTATGACAAAGTAGACGGCAGCGGTTTTACATTTGCGGGAGAAATATATAAAAATTTCTTTTCAAATGCAGAACTGTCTGCTGATGCTGATAATATTAGGGCGACAATAACACAAATAAACTCTGGAAGAAAATTTCCATCTAATTCAGAAGAAAGTGGGTTTTATAGAAGTTTTGAGAAAGTATCAGTATATCATTTCTTTGGTAATTTAGATGCTGGTGGGCAAGGAACTGTACAAAAAATAGATTTAGTGAATCCACTAGTTACAAACATTAGTTTTAGTGGAAGTGATTACAGTGATAGTAGTCTAAGAACAATTGATATTTCCCTACAACCAGAAAATGTTATATTTGGTACACCTACTGAAAATCCTGCTGTTCCGGAATGGATGAGTCAGGGTCTTGAATATATTATACAAGATTTAAATACGGACAACAGTCAATTTGTTACAGAAAAATTAAGGGAAACTTTGAACTTAAAGTTTGACAATCAATTACAGGGATTAGTTAATAAAAATGTAACAGATATAACTGGTGCTATTGATAATGACAATACAGCAAAGCAACAGCTACAGGAACTTAAAAAGTTAAGTAGCAGATTGAAATATTTAGAAAGTGATTCTGCTTCTACACCTGGTGAGAGACAAGAAGCATTAGAAGCGTTTTTAGAACAAAGACGAAACACTATGCCAATGAAAGCAGAGGCTCTTACTAACTTTAAAAGAAGTGATACGAGTAATACACCATATAGTAGTGATATATTATACCCAAATGTTGCTGATTTCCCAACAGCTAGAACACAAGCTGGTGGAACAGATAGATTTACATCAATAGACTTAGCAAATCTAGTAACAAATGAACTTATAACATCATTCTTAAATGGTAGAAGTATAAACATGGATAACATTACAAACGGTGTTGCTCGTGGTATACTAGGAAACACAGGTATAGGTACTCTAACAAACTTAGGTAGAACATCACAAAGTAAATTCGGTGTAGCAGGTGACTATGTTAGAGATAGTCTTATACGTTCTACGAGACTTGGTGTTCCAGCAGAGGGTTTAAAAACAACTACTATATCTAGTAGACCGGTTTCGCAACCAACTTCATCTACTCCTGACTTTGGAGATAAGGATTTAGATAAAGCAGGGTTACAGTTCAATCAAACATCACGTACTAATACACAAAATAATATACAAAACTTAAAAAACTTGACGAGGGGCATTAGATGAACATTGATATTTTAACAGCACAGCTTGTTAGAAAAGGCTTCTCACAAGAACGTGCTAAAGTTTTCGCTAATGAGATACTTACTATTGCAAGAGATTACGGTATTAATCCTTCAAATCTCATTGACCACGTTTCAGAAGATTTCAAACTAAATGATTTGGGATCGTTCATTATTAATAATGCTCTGCGTTTCGGTTATGTTACAGGAAAAATGCAAACTAGAGAACCGAATAAATATGTCGCAAGAGCAATTATTAAATGAAAAAATTTCATCAAGGTAAATACGAAATAAAAAATCCAAAAAAGTACGCAGGCGGCGGTTCCCCTACTTTTAGAAGTAGCTGGGAATATACCTTTATGTGTTTTTGTGACGACAATCCAAATGTTGTAGCATGGGCGAGTGAACCTGTAAAGATAACTTATCAGAATCCAATGACTGGAAAAGTTACGGCGTATGTTCCAGATTTTGTTATAACATATATAGATGCTACCGGTAAGAAACATGCTGAACTTATAGAAATAAAACCTAGTTCACAAACAAAACCAGAGTTTGCTAGAAAGCGAACTGACCAAGCTCAAGTTGCTATAAATTATGCTAAATGGGAAGCAGCAACACATTGGGCAAGAAAAAGAGGCATGCGTTTTAGAGTGTTAAATGAAGGTGACATTTACCAAAATACTAAACAGCCTAAAGCAAGAAAGCCGAGGAAAAAGAAATGACTAAGAAACTAGAAGAAACGTTCAACATAAAACCTATATGTAACGATGATGATGAAGTTGAAGAAACTCCATCAGTAGAAGTGTCGAAAGAATTGACCGAAATTTTGAATACAGAATTAGAAACAATTGATAAGATTGATTCTGCCCTACCAATGGTACAAGATTTAAATCAACATGATAGAGAAATGGATGAGATACATAGTAAAGCTCTTAATGCGTTTGAAGAGTTATTTTCTCTTGGAATGAATGTCGAGGTACACGCAGGTGCGAAACTAATGGAAACAGCTAATCAAATGTTAAAAACAGCAATGGAAGCAAAAGATTCTAAAGTTGATAGAAAACTTAAAATGATTAACCTTCAAATGCAAAAAGCACGATTAGAGCATCAAATAGATAAAGAAGAAAAGAAAAATACAAAAGACGAAGAGTTGGAAGGTGAAGGTTCAGTAATAATTGATAGAAATGAGCTACTAAAGAGAATAGCTAAAGTTAAAGATATTACTAACCCAGATAAATAAGATTATAAATTGGAGAAACCAATGAAAAGTTTTAGAGAATATTTAACAGAATCTACAAGAGAAAATAAACTATCTATTAGATTCGCAGCAGAAATGACTGAAGAGGATGTGAACCGTGTTGAACGTTTCCTAGGCAAGTATGACCTTATTTCTATGTCTAAGACATCTACAACACCTATTACAAAAAACCCTTTATTCTTTTCTGAGGAAGTAACAAATACAAAAGTTTCAAAAATAGATATCACTACTGGATATCCTGTATCAGCGGACATTTTACGTCAACAACTAGCAGACTTATTAGAAATGCATCTTACACATATTGCAGTTCATCCTGAAGGTTGGGAACCAACTGAAGAACCAGAAGAAGATGGAGATAGAGAAGCTCTGCTTGATTCTGAATATGATGATGAATCTGATAATGGTAAGAATTATGGACGTACATTCGTAGATAACTTTTTGAAGTCACTATCCAAACGTGATGAAGTAAAAGTTGAGAATGAACTAAGTGTCAAAGAAGAACGTGACTCTACTCCAGAGCAAATGGATACAGATGAAAAATCTAGTGACTCAGTAATTTCTGGAGATGAAAAATGAGTAAACATTACAACTTAACAGTAACAGATAAAAATGGTAAGTCTATTACTACGACTAACGTAAGTACAGAATACCCAGAAGAATTAGTTCGTCTGCTTACTCTGGCAGGTTCACAAGTGGAAGTAACGCCAGTAACTACAGATTGTGGTTGCGGTGCTGCACCTTGTGGGTGTGGTGGAGTAGAAGAAGATGTTGAATACAAACCAACACCAGCAAACGATGAACTAGACTTAGATGATTTTTCAAAGAAAACAGCTAATTCTATTTCTAAACAAAGAAAACAAATACAACCTTCACATGGTGATAATCCACTAGAATATTCAGTTAATGAAGAAGAAATCTATGATGCTCTAATGGCAGACGCACAAGAGTTCGGCTTAGTTGATGAATCATTCAGTGACCAAGTAAGAGACTTTGGAATGTTCTCAAAAGGCGGTAACGCACAAGTTCAAAACATGATCCAATATATTTTAAATGATTTTGATGATGCGGCAGAGAAAGCAACAAATAGTGAACGTGATTCACTACGCATGGATGCGTTTAGAAAACTATCAAATGAACTAGAAGCACTATCAGACGAAGATGGTTACGAAGAAGCAATGGACACAGAAGTACGTGAACGTGCTATTAAATACCTCGACCAAGGCATCATTCGTATTTTGGATATGCTTGATAAACAATAATATATAAAAATATGTAAATGAATTAAAGCGTCATAATTATTATGGCGCTTTTTTTATAAATACGGATAGAACATAATATGATTTAAAACTTTTTTTGGGAGATATCTACTATGGGTAAGTATAGAGGTTTGAATATTACAGGCGGACTTAACGCCAATTTTAGAAAAATTAAAGTACGTAAGACAGTTGATACTGAATCTTTAGAAGATAGAGGTACAATCGCAGAAGCAGCGTCAGACTTACCTACAAAAGGTGCTGGTCACAGACGTGGACGTGGCGCTCTTAAATCCCAACGACGAGCAGCACAAGGAGCTACTCGTGGATCAATTTCAATGGGTTGGATCACAGGTGATGATTCAAATGTTATCAGTACTCATGATTATGGTTATATCTTCCAAAATACACTATCAAATGACCAAGCAGCTTGGGAAACACGTAGAGCATTAGGTGTAGCAGCATCTATTGCCGATGAACAAAATGCAGTCGCCACAGCACCAGTTTATGCTACTGGTGTTTCTCTATATAACTCAACTGGTATTATCCCAGCTGGTACTCCACTAATTCTTAATGAAGATGGTACTGTTTCTGCAGTAGCTGGATCTGCTGGTGGCAGTGGACCATATACATATACAGCAGATACTAACTCACAGGAATGGGAAGTAGATGCTGATTATCAAAATCAATCTTATCCTGATCGTTGGGGAGAATCATGGAACAAGATAGCAACAAATGGTACTTATACTGTTATAGGGGATTCACTTTACGAAGAACTTGATAATGGTAACAAAACATATTCAGGCGGACATGCGTGGATTATTAGAAACTCAGACGGTGCTGTTATGAAATCATGGAACAGCGTTGTTGATGGAGATTCTCCAAATGATGCCACGTTAGTTTCTTTTGGCGGAACCACAACAGGCGGCGTAACTTACGCAAATAGTAAATATAACCAAGCAGCTTTTGGTAATGCTGTCGCAATTAATAACAATTATGCATTCGTTTCTGCAGGGTATATAGGAACTAATCAATTTGGTACTGATCCAAACTTTGGTAGAGGTGAACTATATGTGATATCTTTAGAAGATTTTAGTTTAGTTACAGTAATAGATAAATCAGCTGCCTACCCTGATAGTGGAAGTTGGAATGCAGCGGGTAGTACTAGTTGGGCGCAACAACAAATTATATTAGATGACAATACAATGGTAATCAGCGCCCCGCACGAAGACTCTCCGGATGGCACAACCAATACTAGTGAACAAGAGGGCGCAATATATGTATACGATATTTCGGGTGACCCTGCTAATTGGTCTACACCAATTATTAAACTAACTAATCCAATTCCAGATAATACTACAGATAGACCAACTACTTCAATTTGGTGGAATTTCGGAAATTCTATAGCTGTTGACTTTACAGCACAAAAAATGGTAGTAGAATGGGGTCAAATTAACAATGGTCACCATTCAGCAGTATATGATTTTTCATCTGGGTGGAGCAATACTCCTATTAATAGAAGAACAGTAGCGTTCCAAGCATATCCGGGCGGAAGTTTCACTAGTTTACAGGGTGACACATACTACTATTATACAACCGACACTTTAACTTTACACGCTGTAGATATAAGTCAAGCAGCAAGTGGAATTTATACGCCTATTTGGAGCAAACAATTCTTTGGAGGATCATACGCCGGCGGAGATTATATCAATGTAGTTTTGTATGATGAATCATACGCATATATATCAAATGTTGCTTATGATGATCCCACCTATTCAAATCAGGGACAAGTTTTAGTAGCAGATTTATCTAATAGTGGAAATGTTATTGATACTATTGATGCAAGACAAGGTAATATGACAAGCGAAAGATTTGGATATAGTATAAGTTTAGGAACAGGTGGGTCACTTATTGTGGCTGGTGAAAAATCTGCTTCGGTTGGACCAAATAATGAAAATTTATCAAGAATGTACTTGTATCAAGTTGGACCTGGAGCAGGCTCGACAAACCTAACAGATTCAAACTTTATTGGTTTCGCAAAAGATGGTTTCTCAGGTGCATCTCTTGGTAAGGTTATTTCTTTTGGTGGTATTGTTGATGGTTTTACTGGACTAACTGTGGGTGAAACATATTATGTACAGAATGATGGTTCTATTAGTTTAACCCCATCTGATGTCGCCGCAGGTCCGGCTGTAAGTACAACATCAATTCAAGTTCAAGCACCTGTAGTTAATTATTCATATGAAGGCTCCACTTACACATTAGGTGCAAAAAGTGGTACATTCTCTTCAGGCCCGTATACATCTGCTATAACACTTGACGGTAATACAGTTTTCCAAGGTTTCCCATATGAAATGTCTCCAAACGAAGAGTCTGGTGGACTTGAAATTTATACAAAAGATAGTGGCGGAAACTGGTCAGTTTTACAGACTATTCATCCTCCACTGGAAGGAGCAAATAACAGTTTCAAGTGGAGATTCGGTGCGACTGTAAGAGTTACAGACGATGGTAATAGAATGGTTACTATGAGAACAGGCGGGGTTTCAGGTTATAATCCAGGTAAGTTTTATGTTTACGACAAAAACGAAACATCAGGTCTATATGAACTTACAGCAAGTCATCAGCATTATTCAGATGCAGGCATGAATAACCAACGCTTTGATAAATCTACTGGATATAATGGTTTAGATATGTCACCTGATGGTACACTTATAATGATACATCATACAAAGTATATAAACTCATCATCAGGATATGAAAACTGGGCTATTGTGTACAGACAAGATGAAAACGGTGCGTATCAATATACCGATAAGATACAAATGCCAATTTATGGAAGCCGTGGTTCTATGAGCGGAGCTTCACAATGGTCACCTACTGATATGTCAACTAGTGGGCATTTTATAATGGGGTATCCAACTTGGAATAGTTTTGGTAAAGCAGCATACGCATACTATGATTTAGAAACAGGACAAACATACTCAGGTTTATTAGCAGCTAATAGCGGAACTGTAAACGCATTCGGTAAAGGTGTAGCAATGGCTGGTGACGGTTCAAATTGTGCTGTACTTGATCCAACCTGGCAGTATCAGTATGCTCAAGGTGTAGCGGGTGCTGTATTCATTTATGTATGGGATTCATCTACCAAAACATACTCATTTTCACAGCAATTAGCAGCAAATGATGAAAATCCGTCAGATGTTTTAAGACAGGCAGGTAGTATTTTATTTAACAGTGATGGATCGCAGTTATTCATTAAGAAAACCAACAGTATGCTTATATACACAAGGGATGAGAATGGAACATATGTTCTGTCAGAAGAGTTACCAAATAGTTTTGTATCAAATGGTTGGGGTACATTTAGTAGTTCAAGTGATATGGCGTGGTTGCTTTGTGGTGGTGGTACATTTGGTGTACACGGTGGTACATCTGGTTCTGCTGGACAAAGTTCTGGAAATCTACCAACATCTAACAGTAGTACATGGTATGGTGATCGTTATGTCGCTTCTGGTGGGCGTACATCATCTAAATATTCATCCATAGAATACATTGAAATTGCTACAGGTGGAAGTGCTACAGGAATGGGTAATATGCTGGAAGCAAAAGTATTTAACTCTTCTATCTCTGATAGCCAGAATTATTATACCATTGGTGGACAGACTGATGCATTTGGACATAGTAAACTAATAGAATATAAAGCATTTTCTTCTACAGCAAATTCATCTCAATATGGAGATCTGACTGGATTCTTTGCAATGGGTGCAGCAGGCTCTAATGGTGTGACGGGAATTTACGCACATCAATATGGTCTACTAGGCTCATATTTAACAGGTATGGACTGGATTGCACTAGGAGGCACATCTGGTAATTCAAGTAGTTTGGGCGATTTGTCTGTAGGGCGATCTACTGGCGCAGGTTGTGCTGATGCTACTTATTTTGTATTGGGCGGTGGTAATTATGATGGTGGGCCTTACGCTATTAATACTACAGAATATCTTACTATAGCTAACGGCGGCACCGCTACAGCAGGCGGCACATTATCATATGGGGCACAAGCTAATGGCGCAGCATCAAATTCTACTAAAGGAGTTTGGGCAGGCGGTTATAGTAACTCTTTAAATAGTGCGGTAAGTACCATGTCAGTTATGACGTTGGCAAACCCTTCTAATAATGCTACAACTCTTGGTAATTTATCTAACGCAGTACAGTATCCTGGATTATCATGTTCTTCGGACAAAGTTGTTCATTCAGGCGGCTATGGTAACAATTATGTTAATTCTATAGGTGTTGCCTCAATTGAGACTGGCGGTACAGCATCTAATATTGGTACATTGTCAGCGGCTAGAATGGGTGTAGGTGCAGCGACAGGCAATGCATCTTAACAAATAAAATTAAAAATCTTAAAAACAAGCCGCTGTCTTAAAGATAGCGGCTTTTTTGATAAATACAGTAAATACTAAAGCATTGGGAGACTTTAATGGGTACATATAGAGGTCTAAATTTATCAGGTGGTTTAAGAGCTAACTTTAGAAAAATTAAAGTAAAAAAGACTATTGATGAAATGGAAATTTCAGATAGAGGAGCTATTACAGGTACACCTAGCGATCTTACAACAAAAGGTGCTGGTCATAGACGTGGCCGTAATAATAATCAAAGACGTGGTGCACGTGGTGCTACAAGAGAAAGCGTGGATTATGGTTTTATTACTGGGGCAGATTCTAATATCGTACAAGAACATGATTATGGTACTGTAGTAGAAAATACCACATCATTGGCGTCGGCTGTATTTGAAACACGTAGAAGCCTAGGTCTCGCAGCCTCTATCGCAGAAGAAGAAACTGCGGTAGCTCCTGCTGCAGCAATGCCCGGTTCAGTATCACTTTACAATTCAACTGGTATTATCCCAGCCGGTACTCCACTAATTCTTAATGAAGATGGTACTGTTTCTGCTGTTACTGGTGGAATCGTAACTGGATCTTCGCTTGATATGTCAATATCTAAAAACGGTCAAATGAGGGCAGTCAAAGTAAGAGGTGATTATATTATCGTAGGGACAAGGATGACAAGTCCTGGAAAAGTTTATGTATTCAATAAAAGTGGCGAATTAGTACATGAAATTACTGGTCCTTCAGGATCATCATACCTGTTTGGTTGGGGAGTTGATGTAAATGATGATTATATAGCTGTAACAGACAGAGATGCCGACAAAGCGTATCTCTTTAATATGTCAGATGGTTCTCTGAGACATACATTATCTAGACCAAGTTCAAGCAACAACAATAACCCCATGTACTCAAACTCAGTGTCTTTACTTGGCGATAAAGTCGTAATCGGTTCATATCAAGAAAAAGATGGTTATGGGGCACGTATGTATAATTGTGTTAACGGATCATTAATTAGAGATTATGTAAGTACAAGCACTACCGCAAATCATCCTACTGGCGGCACTGAGTATCATTTTGGTAGATCAGTAGCAATGAATTCAACAAAGGTTTTTATTACCCATCCTGGCCATGATATACATGTATTCAGTCATAGCAGTGATAGTAGTATAGCTACGATTTCAGCTGGTGGTAGTGGTCAATTCTTAGATTGTGATGAAACATATCTAACTCTTAGTACCTATGCATACCCAAGTCAAGTTGCAGTATACGATGTTTCAACACTTAATCTTATTAGGACTATAACAGTTCCTAATGGCATTCCTGAATTTGGTTGGGGCGCCCAAATTTCTGGAAATTATATTGTAGTTAGTACTTATAATCGAGGATATGTTTATGTGTTTGATATTACAACAGGTAATCATTTAGCTACATTAGAAAGTCCGGATGGCGATACCACATATCCTGGTACAAATTTTGGTATGGCAAACACAATGGGTACCGCAAGTGTTGGTATAGGCGATAATGGAGATGGTAGTGCCATAGTTGCCGTATCTCATACTAATCATCCGGATGGTCCTAAATTACA